GCGTGGAGCAGCTCGCCCCGTACCGGCCGGTTCGGGCAGCGCGGGAGGCCGCGGCCGCCGCCGGGCGCCCGGATGCGCTGGCCGTCTCGTGCGACTGGTGCCACGCGCCGGCCGGTGAACCGTGCCGGCGGCGCACCCTCGCGCCCGGCGCGCAGGCCGGTACCTGGTCGAGGCGCCGCACCGTCCACCCCACCCGCACCGACAAGGCCGCCGCCGGCCGCCGACAGGAGAGTGCCGCGTGAAAAGCCGCCACCGCCCGGGTGCCCGCCACCCGATCCCGACCCCGGCATATCGGCTCACCGCCACATGGCCGGGCCGCGAGCAGCCGGCCCTGTTCGAGTCGTCCGACCGCCGCCAGTTCCGCCGGGTGGCCCGCACACACGCCGCGGCCGGCGCCGTCGTGCTCTGCGAGGAGTCCCTCGGGTACGGCCGGTGGCGCGTGGTCGAGCGCCTCGACGGGCCGGCCCTGCTGCGGGCCCGGCGTGAGGCCGAGCTCGCCGCCCGCCGGGTCGAGGCCGAGCTGCTCGCCGGACGGCGCCGCGAGGAGCAGAGGGCCGTCGAGCTCGCCGCCGTCGAGGCCCTCATGGTGCAGCCTCCGATCCCCCGCGACGGCGGCCGCCCGCGGGCCCGAACTGTCGCTCGCTGTAGGGGAATTCGATGAACCTTCCGCCGCGACCGGTCGATGCACGCCCCATGCGCGCGGGTGTCCGCGCCGCCCCTCCCGAAAGGTCACAGCCCGTGTCCGTCGTGCCCTCCCGCTACCTCGTGCACGAGACCCGCGCCGAGCGGGCCCTGCCCTTCCCCGTGTCCCTGCCCGTTGTCGCCGAGCTGCTCGACACGGTGCGCGCCGAGCTGCGCGCCGCCGGCCGTTCCGCGGTGGACGCCGAGCTGTCCCTCGACCCCGAGGGCCGGCTCGTCGTCGGCTACGTGCTCGACCCGCGGGACATCCCGTGAGCGCGGGCGCCGCCGGCCGGGCGGACGTCGAGCGGATGCTGCACCTGGTCGACCGGGCCGCGCGTGGTGCCCTGCTGCCCGGTGAGGCCGAGCTGCTGCGCGAGGGGATCGGCGAGCTCGCCCGCTACCGGGAGTGGTGCGCCGAGTGGAGTACCCGCTACCTGCGACTGCGCCGCACCGCCCGGCAGCGGTTGCTCGCCCTGCGCCGGGCCCTGGCCCGGGCGCAGCGCGGCCGGGCCGTCGAGGCCGAGCTCGCCCTGCTGCGGGAGCGCCTCGACGCCGCGGCGCAGCCGGCCGTCGCCGACCGGGCCGACTACGAGGAGCTGCTCGCCGCCGAGCTGCTCGACGGGTGGGCGCTGGCCCGTGGCCGCGCCGCCGTCGAGCTCGCCGCGGCCGGCCTGCAGGTCGACCCCGGCCCCCGCTTCCCCGCCGCGGCCGCCGACCGGCCGGTCACCTAGACCGGGCCCGGGCGCCCCTGTTCCACGACAGAGGGGCGCCCGGGCTCACCAACTCACCACCTGCACAACCTACTTGGGAGCGCACCGTGTACCCGTCCACCCGCATCCGTCAGGCGGTCCAGCAGCTGCGCACCGTGCGCGCACACTGGGGCGCGCTGCTCGTCGCGATCGAGACCGCGCCGGCCCCCGTGTGGCCGCCCGCCCAGTTGTCCACCCACCTCGCCCGGCAGGCCGCCGACGACGCCGAGCTGCTCGTCGACGACCGCGTGCCGCTCGCCCTGCGCCAGCACCCCGCCCCCGCCAACCTCGCTGCCCTCGACGCCGCGGTGCAGGTCGAACAGCGCATGTTCGAGACCGCCGACGTCCTCGCCGCCGCGGTGCAGCGGCCGATCGAGTGCCGGCCCGTCTCCACCCCCGGCCGGCCGGCCGCGTGGGTCCCCGACGAGGCGGACGCAGGCGACCCCCGCCGGTGGCACTTCGCGAGCCCGACCGACCCCGGGAGCCGCCGGCACGGCCTGCACTGGGCCGCGCTCTACGTCGAGGGGCGCCTGCTCGGCGAGGACACCACCCCGGAGCAGCGCGCCGGCTCCCGCACCCTGGGGCCGGCCCTGTTCGGCCTGCTGCCGGCGCACCTCGCGCACGAGGCGGTGTGCACCGCCGGACAGGCCGAGCACCTCGTGCTCGGTGCGCTCGGCCTCGACCGCACCGAGACCCTGATCGAGGGGCGACCCTGCCCGTGGTGCTCCGGCGAGCTCACCCTGCACACCGACCCGCGCACCGCCCCGAGCGTCACATGCGCCACCGGCCGCACCTGCACCGCCCCCGTCGACCTCGACCGCCGCGGCCGCCGGTCGTGGGTCGGGGCCGAGCTCGTCGAGCTGCTCGCCGCCCTCGACCGCCCCGCCGCCGGCCGGGTCGCGTGACCCCGGGGGCGCACCCCCGACGACGGGCCCGGGCTGCTGCCCGGGCCCGCGTTCGTCGCCCCCTTGCCATCATGGACTGTAATCATTACAGTAATCATTACTGTAATGATTACAGGGCCGGTCGCTACCCGGCGCCCCATCGACACAGGGAGAGCACCCCATGCGTTACGCAACCACCAGCGCCCGCAGCGCAGTTCTGCACAAGCAGGACAACGGCATCACCGTGGGCTACTGCAAGCGGCTCGCGCTGCACGTCGTCGACCCGGAGACCGCGGCCAAGGGCCTGTCCACCGGCACCCTGCGCGTCTGCAAGAACTGCGACCGCGCCCACGGCGACCGCCGCCGCGCCGAACTGTCCCTCGCCGATCGGCCGCTGCTCAACCCCCCGGCCGCCCCCGCCCGCAAGCGCCCGGCCGCCGTCGAGCCGACCCTCTTCGACACCCCGACCGCGCCGGCCCCGACCGCCGTCGAGCAGGTGCCCGCCAAGCCGCGCCGCCGTCTTGCACGGCCGGCCGTCCTGCCGGTGGCCACCAACGCGTTCGAGCAGGCCGTGCTCGGCGTGCACGAGCCGCGCCCGGACCGGTACGCCCTGCAGGTGTGCGAGGAGACGCTCGCGGTATGCGACCGCGGCGGCTGCCGTCTGACCTCCACCCGCGCCGCGGGCACCCTCGACGAGGTGCGCGCCGGCGCCGCCCTGTTCCGCCACGCGTGGGCCGTCAGCCCCTCGGGCGAGCGCATCCCGCTGACCGAGCAGCCCGCGCCGGCCGCGGCCGAGCAGGTGCCCGTCGAGGACCTGCCCAACGGCCCCATGCGCGTCCGGGTGCGGATGGGCATCTCGCGCGCCGACCTTGACCGGATCAAGGCCGAGGCGGACGCCGACCGCGCCGCGTTCGAGGCGGAGTCCGCCGCGCGGCGCGCCGCGGAGCGGGCGAAGTACGGCCCGAAGGACGAGGCGCAGCAGGCGCCCGTCGAGGGCACCGTCGTGGCGCACCGCGGGGAGTCTCGCGGGTGCCTGCCCAAGCACGCGCAGCACCCGGACGTTCGGGCCGCGCTCGGTGCTCTCACCGGCCACAGCAAGCGGGAGACGCTGCGACTGGCCGCGCTGCGGGGCGACGACATCGAGGACAACCCGCACGCGGCCGGTGTCATGGTCGAGCCGCGCGGTCACGGGCTGGTGGCGCTCTACTGGCTCGTTGACGGCCAGTACCGCGACCAGGACGGCGCGCCGCACCGCGTGCAGTTGGAGATCCTGCGTACCCGCATGGCGGCCGCCGACTGGCTCGTCGAGGCCAGCGGCGGGGGTGAGGTCCGGGCATGGCGCCTGTACGAGCACGCGTCCGTCGAGGAAGCGCCGGAGGAGATCGAGAGCGGCCCGCGCTGCCGCGACTGCTCCGGCCGCGGGTGCAACTTCTGCGACTTCATCGGCCGTCGCCGCAAGTAGGCGGCGCGGGTCGACCGCCGGCGCCACGGTGCGCTGGCGGATCGGCGAGAGTAGGCAGTGACAGCACCGGCCGGTCGAGCAGCAGCTCGGCCGGCCCCACGGAAGGAAGCCCGCAGCCAATGCCCGAGCAGCCCGCGCCCCAGTACAGCTACGAGGATGCCGAGCGTATCCGGCGCGAGTCGGAGCAGCTCGACGAGCAGCTCGCCCGGATCATCGGAGAAGCCCGGGACAAGGGTCTGTCTGCGGTCCAGATCGCGCGGGATCTCCGCTACACCGAGGGTCGGGTCTACCAGATTCTCCGCCAGCTCCGCACCGCGGCCGAGCAGGCGTGAACGCGGGTCGGCCGGCGTCGCTACAACACCGGCCGACCCCGCGGCCCCGAGGGGCCGCGCACCCGGCAGAGAGCACCTGTCAGGGGCGCCACCTACCCTACGGCGGTAGGGCCCGGCGCCCGCACCGAGCGCTAGGGAGGCGCCCACCATGACCGAGAAGCCCACCACCGCCTACGTCCGGCCGGCCGGGGAACCCGCGACCGAGCAGGAGCAGCGGGCCAACGCCCGCGCCTTCGCCGAGAAGCTCGGCATGCTGCTCGACGAGCACGACGCCGAGACGGCGCGCGCCCGGCTGGGCGCCGCGCGGGAGGAGGCGGCGGCAGGCCGCCCGATCGGCGAGGATCTCGCCGCCCTGGTGGTCGAGGCGTCCGTCGACGGTGGCCTGCCGGCCGCGGTGATTGCGGCCGAGCTGGACATCGCCGAGGACCGGGTGCGCGCGGTGATCGACGGGCACATGCTGTTCGCGTACCGGGTCGACCTGCAGACCGCGGACGGGTGGGAGGTCGAGGACTACGTCGAACACGCCCCCGTCGAGATCCTCGACGCCGACCCGACACGCAACGCCGAGCGGTTCGCGCGGTCGACCGTCGAGGAAGTGCTCGCCGACCACGCTGCGGACGAGGAGGTGACGGCCGCGCGAGTGCTGGTCTGGCCCGGCCGCCCCGGACCCGACGCGGCCGCCGCCGCGGTCGTCGAGCAGGCCCGCCCCTAACCCCTTGCGCCGTTATCGATCTGTGACCTAGAGTTGGAGGCGCTTCCGGCGTGCCCGGAACGCACTCCAGACCTACGGCCCGCCACCATCCCCCCCGGTGGCGGGCCGTTTGCATGCCCGGGAGGTGATGCCCGGTGCGCGAACCCATCACCGACCAGGACCGTGACCAGGTGCGCCGCCTGCACGCCGACGGCCTGTCCCGCAACGCGATCGCCGAGCAGATCGAGCGCAGCAGCTCGACCGTGTCGAAGATCGCGGCGCAACTCGGGCTCGCGTTCACGGGCGGCGCCCGGACGGCCGCGGCGACTGCGGCCCGGCAGGAGGATCTCGCCGCTCTGCGCCGGGACTTGACGGCCCGGTTGTACCGGCGGGCGGCTTCGAACCTCGACCGCGTCGAGGCCGACGAGTACGTGCGTGTCGAGCTGCTGCCGACCGGTGACACGGTCGAGGTGGTTAGCGACGACCCGCCGGCGCAGGACGAGCGCCACCACTCGCAGGCGATCGGCGGCTATCTGACCAGCGCGGCCCGGTTGGCGGAGATCGACGCCGGCACGTCCGGGCACGAGGTGCGCAGCATGCTCACGGATCTTGCCCGGGGACTGCGGTCCGCCTTCGCCGACGAGGACGAGGCGGCCGCCGACGGGGGGTGAGCTGTGCTCGCCCCCGCTCTCGATCTCCCCCTCTCCCGCAAGCAGTTGCGGAGCGTCGCCCGGGCCAGCGCCCGCATCAACGTGTGGCACGGCGCCGTCCGGAGCGGCAAGACCGTGGCGAGCCTGCTGGCGTTCCTGCTGGCCGTCGCGGAGGCGCCGCCGTCCGGGCTGATCATCCTCTGCGGCCGCAGCATGCAGACGATCGAGCGCAACGTGCTGGAGCCGCTCGGCGACACGGCACTGTTCGGGCCGGTCGCCGCCGGGCAGGTCCGGCACACCCGCGGCGCCACCACCGCCGTCATCCTCGGGCGCACGGTCCACTTGATCGGCGCGAGCGATGCCAGGGCCGAGGGCCGGTTGCGCGGCCTGACGGCGTACCTCGCGTACGTCGACGAGGCGACGCTGCTGCCCGAGGCATTTTGGGTGCAGTTGCTCGCCCGACTCAGCGTCCCGGGCGCGCGTGTGCTGGCCACCACCAACCCCGACGGCCCGCGGCACTGGCTCAAGGCCGGATACCTCGACCGCGCCGCCGAGCTCGACCTGCGCGCGTGGCACTTCAGCCTGCGCGACAACCCGAGCTTGTCGCCCGCCTACGTCCGGTCGCTGAACGCCGAGTACACCGGCCTGTGGCGCCGACGCATGATCGACGGCGCGTGGGTGATCGCCGAGGGGTCGATCTACGACTGTTGGGACGAGCAGCGGCACGTCGTCGACGAGCTGCCGCCCATGGTCCGGCACTGGCTCGGCGTGGACTATGGCACGTCGAATCCCTTCGCTGCGATCTTGCTGGGGCTCGGCGAGGACGGCCGGCTGTACGTGTGCGCGGAGTGGCGCTACGACTCCCGTGCCCGCCGCCGGCAGATGACCGATGCCCAGTACAGCGCCGCCCTGCGCGGCTGGCTGGCCGGGCTCGGCGTCGACCCCGAGTGGACGTTCCTCGATCCGTCGGCCGCAAGCTTCCTTGCCCAGCTCTGGGAGGACGGGCACCCCGGGACCGCCCGGGCCAAGAATGAAGTGATCGACGGGATCCGCTCGACGTCGACCGCGCTCTCGTCAGGCCTGATGCGTGTGCACCGCTCGTGCGAGGGACTGCTCTCCGAGCTGCCCGGCTACGTCTGGGACCCGGCCGCGACCGCCGCCGGTGAAGACCGGCCACTCAAGATCAACGATCACAGCTGCGACGCGCTGCGGTACGTCGTGCACTCGACCGCCGCCGAGTGGCGCCACCTGGTCCCCGATCTACTGGCGGAGGAGGTGAGCGCCGATGCCACTCCCTGAAGTTAACTCGCCTTGGCCGCCCCGCCGTTGGGCGCCCGAGCTCGCCGAGATCGCGATCGACGACGCGTGGTACTCCGGCGACCCGCAGCGTCTCGCCGCGGTCTACCAGGGGCAGGCCCGTCGGCGCGACGGCCGGCGCCGACTGTGGGGGCGCGACCGCACGCCTACCCCCGACCGGCGCGAGTCGCGCCTGCACATTCCGATGCCGGCCGACGTCGCCCGTCGCTCCGCCGGTCTCCTGATGGGCGAGCCCCCGCGGGTGACCGTCACCGACACCGCCCTGCAGGCCCGCCTCGACGAGCTGCTCGGCCCGCACGCCGAGCGGACCCTGCTGGAAGCCGCGGAGGTGTCCGCCGCGCTGGGCGGGGTTTACCTGGTGGCCGCGTGGGATGCCGAGATCGGCCCCCGCCCGCTGCTCACCACCGTGCACCACGACGCCGCTCTGCCCGAGGTCCGATACGGGCACCTGGTCGCCCTGACCTGCTGGGAGGAGTTGGAGCGGCGCGGCTCGACGGTGCTGCGCCGGCTGGAGAGGCACGAGCGCGGTCGGATCGAGCACGCCCTCTACGAGGGCACCACCGACAACATCGGCCGGCAGGTGCCCCTCACGGAGCACCCGACCACGGCCGCGGTCGTCGAGTCGCTCGGCCCGTCCGGCGCGATCGAGACCGGGATCCCCGTCCTCACCGCGGCCTACTGGCCCAACATCGGCCCCAACCGCTCCCACCGCGGGAGCCCGCTCGGCCGATCCGACCTGCAGGGCCCGGCGCGCGACATGTGCGACGCGCTCGACGAGGTGTGGTCGAGCTGGATGCGCGACATCCGTCTCGCCCGCGCCCGGCTCATCGTCCCTGCCGGCTACCTGCGCAACCGCGGCCCCGGCAACGGCGCCAGCTTCGACGACGACCAGGAGATTTGGTCGACGCTGGACATCCCGCCGACCGACACGGGCGCCGGCATCACCATGTCGCAGTTCGCTATCCGGGTGGCCGAGCACAAGTCGACGTCCGACGCGCTCGTGCGGCAGATCGTCGAGGCCGCCGGCTACAGCCCGAGCACGTTCGGGCTCGACGGCGGC